CGACATGGCTGATGGCGGGTTCCAGAACCTGCTGTTCAAGGGTGCACCCATCACGTTTGATGACGCCACCACCGCCGGTCAGATGATGTTCCTTAACACCAAGTACCTCCAGTTGGTGGCTCATAGCGATGTCTGGTTTAAGCCGACACCGTTCGTGCGCCCAACCAATCAGGACGCTGTGTTCTCACAGTTGCTTTGTTATGGACAGTTGACATGCAGTAACCGTGCGCGACAGGGTTACATGTTTGGGGCTACCTGATTCTGATGGGACGAGGATTCGCTTACGCTTACAAGGCTGGCTCACGCCCATACGGGCAGCCCGCTGGCGACAACTTTCGGGATTCGACACCACGGCCCCAAACCGTGGGGTACTCCCGCAACATCCAGCAAGTCAACCCAGTAGGCGTCGAACCCGTCGTTTCAGAATCGGTCAAATGCAGTTCGTTGACTCGTGCCGGGGCACCCTGCAAGGGGCGTCCCGTCACGGGCAGCGATCTGTGTGTATTCCACACCGCTTAGCGGCATGGTCGCCGCTGCGGGAGGCATGATGGTGCGGGGTTTCGCATACGCATACGAACAGGGCAACACTCTTGCACCTGTCAGGCACACCGTTGGGTGTGACCATCGTATCCACAGCGTAAACCCCTCCCCCACCCATGATGCCCCCGTAGCGGCCTTCCCCTCAGGAGTACTTCATGCAACTTAGTGCCATGCGCGACCACGTTCGCAATGTGGTGGATATAACAGTAAACGACATTACTGATGCCACAATGAATACGTTTATCCGTGAGGGGTACGACATCATCGTGTATTCGGAGAAGCGGTGGCCGTTCTACGAGGTTGCCGTGACATTCGACACAGTGGCATCGCAGAAGGATTACACAGTGGCGGAGGTGGGAACAAATATCAGTTTCGCCCACGACGGTGTAACCTTTTCCGGTGCTGTTGCTCCGATGAACGTCGGGATGCGTGAAGTTGCGTCAATGAAAACTGACAATCACGTACTGGAATACATCGGGTACGATGTCGGTGACATCCTGTACCCGTTGAACTCCAACACTACGGGTAGACCGTGGTACTGGTCAACGTGGAACGCTGGTACGAGTGCGTCGGCGGCTGTAACCAACCAGACGATCCGCCTATACCCGACTCCTTCTGAGGTGTACACGATTTCTATTCGTGGCTACCGCAACCCAGTGGATTTCGGTGGCAACACCGCCGTATACCGTACCGCGATTGCTGATGCGAACACCCCGGATTTGCCGGTGCCGTTCGACAACGTGTTGACACTGTACGTACTGTACAGGTCGTATCAGCAGCAGGAAGACGCTGCGATGGGGCAACAGTACTATTCGCAGTTCATTCAAGAGTTGGATAATCTGCGGGCACGGTTTGAGGATTCTCCCGCCCCGCAGCCGCTGATGTTGAACAGCATCAGGGCGTCACGGTGGATGTCGCAGTCTTATCTGCCCGGTAGGTTGCGTTATTCGTGGGAGGGGTAGATGGCGCTACGGGCGGACACGAAGATAGCCGGGGGCGGGGACGCATACCGGTACGATGAGAAGTCCGACTTTAGAGGCGGGCTGAATCTACGTGCCGATCAGTTCAATATAGCGCACAATGAGTCTCCAGCATTGTTGAATGTTGAGGTGGATCCGCGTGGCGGGGTGCGGCGCCGTGACGCTGTAAAGAGCGTGAACCCTACGGCGTTGACCAATGAGATCACCAGTCTGATGACCCACTATGAGGCGGGTCAGAACCAAGTTCTGGTCGCTACCAATGATCCGGCCACGAATAACTCCAAGTTGCATTGGAACGACGACGCCGTTGGCGACTTCGAGGGGATCGTTGCCTTTGGGGGTGTGGAGGTTGAGTTTGGCACGACACAACCCCCTCGCAGCGTCACGTTCAACGGTTACACGTACATTGTGAACGGCAAGTTGCTGGTTAGCAGCGGGCATACGGCGAATGGGTCGGTGCGTTGGAACGGCACGAACGCCGATACGCAACTATCGACACCGGATTTGGATGGGTCGGCTGGACACTTTCCGTGCGCCCGCTACACGACAGCGTGGGCAGAGCATGTGTGGGTCGCCTACACGTTGGAGGGCGTTGACACACACAAGAACCGTGTCAGGTACTCGGCGGTAAACAACGCTGAGACTTGGACGGCCACCGACTACATCGACATCGACATTGGTGAAGACGGCGACCACATAACGGCCATTATCCCCGACGCTGACCGGCTACTCGTATTCAAGCAGAACAGTATCTACGCGATCTACGGGTTCGGGCGGGAGTCGTGGGAGGTTCGCAACATCACCCGCACCGCTGGATGCCGGGAGGGAACGCAGCCTGTAGCAGCAACAACGGGGGTGTTCTTCTGGTATGCGGAAGATGGCGTCTACATCGTGAACTACGATGACGTGGCGTGGGTGTTTGAGCGGATCAGACCGGCAATGACCTACGATGTGGGGCAGCCAGCGTTATCGTTGGGTACTCCACCGTCGCTGATGTGGTTCGATGAGCGCCTGTGGGTGTCTGTGGACTACCAGTCGGATGACAACATTTCGGGGTCTAGCCAGAATAACCGCCGCAATGTGTTCGTGTGGGACCCTTCTTTGGGTCCGACGGGGGCGTGGGTGCGGCACGACATCAATGCACGGTCATTGTTGGGGTATCGCCCGTCTGGCGACACCCATCTCGGGATTGCGGTCACTTCCAACATTACTACGGTTGCCGCGTTTGATCGCATCTCCAAGTTGGATCAGAACTACGATTACGATGACTATGTGGTGTCGCCCGTGGATGAGATCCATTCGTTTTATCACACCGGATGGTTTGTTGGTAACAGGCCTACGTTCCCGAAACGGTGGGGGAAGACCCGCACCGTTGTCCTGTCGGACAACGATTGTGTGATTGTCATGTGGATTTACAAGGATTATGACCCCAGTACGGCGCTGGTTGGGTATTCCAAGACTCTCACTGGTTTGGGCACTCCCGCCCTGTGGGATGCGGTGTCCAGCGAATGGTACGATTCGTCCGCTGTGGGTGATCCGACGGAATGGCAGCCGGAAGGCACATCTGACCGGTACGCGTTTGGCCGTTGGCCGACGATTGGGACAGCGCAGGCTATTAGTTTGAGGTTTAGTGTTACCCCGGTTCCCGCTACGCGAGGAAAATGGGGCATAACGTCGGTTATCGGCATGTACAGGACTCGGAGGTTGCGTTAAATGGCTGCTTTGGCGGTTACGAATGCGTTTGTGGCGGGGACAAACATTGTTGCGTCGCAGATGAACGCCAACTTCACGGATGTGGTCGGTTGGGCTACTGTGTCACCTACCCTGTCTACTTCGGGGCAGACGACAACGGTCAGTGGCAAACTGGTTGTTACGGAGGAGATTTGGTCTTCGGACGACATCTTCTTGAATGGTGCCCAGCAGCGGGTCGTGTGGGAGGGGTCCAGCGCGGACGCCAACGAAACGTATCTGGGTGTAATAAATCCGACGGCGGCACGAACAATCTCGTTGCCGGATGCTAGCGGGACAGTAGCGTTGACTTCCGATATTACGACTGCGGTGACTGCGGTGACGGCCACGGCACCAATCGTGTCGTCGGGTGGTTACACCCCCGTTATTTCGATCACTACTAATGATGCTCAACTCGTTCTAAACAACACAATCTTCAACTAAGGACAACAGGACATGGCAACATACTCAAAGCAACTCCTCAGCGGAACCGCCGCCAGTGGCAGGAACGTCAAGGTTGCTGCTACAGCAACGGCGGGAACGCTGATTCATACGGCGGTAGCGGGCGCTTCCGACATGGACGAAATCTGGTTGTATGCGTGCAACACGGGTGCGGCCGATGTGAAACTCACCATCGAATACGGTGGTGTTGCTTCACCTGATGATCTGACTGAGGTCACGATTACTACTGAGGCAGGCTGGGTGCTGGTGTGTCCGGGGACGCTGCTGAATGGTGGTCTGATTGTCAGGGCGTTTGCTGGTACAACGAATGTGATCATGATGAACGGTTACGTAAACCGGATTACTGCCTAGCAAATGTTTCGTCAGGATCGCACTAACCCGTCTTCCGCTGTTTCTAATTGGCGGGGTCGGCATGAGTCTTCTAAGGGGTGGCCTTCGACGGCTGTCTCCACTTGGTTGAATGGTGGCCTGTTCGGCGCGCCGTTCGCAGCGACCGGCGGCACCGAAACGGAGTACGCCGGGTACAAGTCGTGGAAGTTCACCTCGTCGGGCACTTTCACGGTGACGAGCGGTTCAGCAAATGTTGAGGTGCTCGTCGTGGCTGGTGGCGCTGGCGGCTCTGGTCACAGGGAAGAGGGCGGTGGCGGTGGTGCCGGAGGTCTACGCACCAGCACCCAGACGGTCTCCACAGGTGACTACACCATCACCATTGGTGCCGGTGGAGCGGCCATTACATCCGCTGACGCTGTGGCTGGCAACGCTGGGGGTGCTGCATCGGCGTTGACGATCGCCTCCGCGGGCGGCGGTGGTGGCGGCGGCCGGACCGCCAATGGGGTCACTGGTGGTTCAGGCGGTGGGTGTGGGTATCAGGCGAATCCGGGTTCTGGTACGGCTGGTCAGGGCAACGACGGCGGCGACGGCTCGCTGACCTCCGCGTTCTTGTTACAACTGCGTGCTAGTGGTGGCGGCGGTGGGGCCGGAGCAGTCGGCGCAGACGGTGCCACCTCGGGGACGGCGACGTGTGTGGGCGGCGATGGCGGCGATGGTTCACAGAACGACTACGAAACGGGGTCAAACCAATACTACGCCGGGGGCGGCGGCGGGGCGTCGGATGCCATTTACGTAGGCCACATCGCCACGACGCAGGGTGCAGGCGGTCAGGGCGGCGGTGGTAACGGGTACTACTGGTCGGATGCTTCGACCCAAACGGCGGGAACGGCCGGTACGGCCAACACGGGCGGTGGTGGCGGCCAGTATTCCACGGGCGCAGGCGGCTCCGGCATCGTGATCATCCGGGTGGCGGTCTGACATGGCGCACTTCGCAGAAATAGACGCCGCCGGGGTTGTTCTCCGGGTGCTGGTCGTTCCCGACGATCAGGAACACCGGGGGCAGGAGTTCATGGCTGACGATCTCGGCCTCGGCGGGACATGGATCCAGACCTCCTACAACACGCGCGGCAACGTCCACTACGGGGCAGATGGCGAAGCCGACGGCGGCACCGCTACCGGCTTCAACTACGCGGGTGTCGGTTTCACATGGGACGGCACGGGGTTTGCCGCCCCGCGTCCGTACCCGTCGTGGAACCTTGACGCCTCCTACGTCTGGCAGCCCCCTACCCCGGAACCGACCACGACCCGAACGGTGAACCACGAAGGCACCGACTACGAGATGCCGGTGCATTACCGCTGGGATGAGGACACGACCTCATGGGTTGAAGTTGAATAGTGGACGAGCCGACCGATATTCGCCAAGTCAAAATCCCCACCGTCGCACTAGGTCTGATTCTGTCTGTAGCAGCAATAGTCGGTACGGTTACATGGTCTTCTGCACGGTTGGTGGCGCGCATCGACCAGTTGGAGGCAACAGTGTCTTCCATTGAATCCACTATGGATATGCAGTCCTTTGCCCGCGTGGTGGATGTGACTGAGGATTTGGATGAGGTGTGGGCTGAGGTGGATGGCATCAACACGGCTCTCAACGATGTCATGGATTCGGTTGGTGTTCTGCTAATGCAGGACGAGCAGTCGTATTGGGAGGATTGATGCCAGTCGTGTACAAACCTACCCGTCGAATGCAGGGCGCTAATGCTCGTCCCATTGAGTACGAGTTGCGGAAGATACAAGAAAAACTGGACGATCTCGAAACACGAGTAACGGCTTTAGAGCCGTAGGAGAGACATGGCTATTAGACGGGCAGCCTCGGAGATGGGGCGCAAACTGGGTGACGAGTCGTTGGTTGTTGCTGCGGTAGCAATCGGGTTGGCGTCTATCGCCACGGATGCTGTAGCGGCAATGATAACGAATGGTGCGGAACCGATCAGGGTGAGGTGGGGTACACCCACCGCTTCTGTCGGGCACTATCTGAATCCTTACAGTACGTTGGAACTGGTGAATGACGATTTGAGTGTTGTCAAGTTTATTCGTGTCGGCGGTTCTAGTTCCACCATTTTCGTAACCTACTTTGGAGCGTAACAATGGGTTTGAATCGGATTGCACAAAGGGTTGTAGATCAGGTTTCAACTGGTGACATCACTGATGTGACTGCTGGTGTCGCGTTGTCGGGTGGCGGGTCTACTGGCGCGGTTGTATTAAATGTTGTCCCTGAGACGGCTACTTTGCAACTCGCTGTGAGCGTGTTCAACTAGAATGGCGTTTGACCCGTACGCTTCTCAAGATATGACTAATGCGTTTGCGGTGACGCCCGCGCAGAGGTTGCAGAGTACGTTGTCTGGGACGAAGTACGGGAACACGGGTGCGCAGCAGAAGTTTGCGTTGGGGACGTTTGATACGTCGAAAGCATACAAGAAGCAGGTTCCTCAGATTGAGGCGAACTATGCTCGTCGTGGTTTGCAGGATTCTGGTATGCGGAATCTTGCGTTGGCGGAGGCCGCTGCGTCTTATGTGAGGCAGCAGGATCAGCAGAGGCGGGCGTTGCAGGATGCGTTGTTTAACTCAACGTTGCAGGATATGAACGCATACGGGACGTATGCGGGTGAGCGGTATGGGGCCTCGTTGGGGGCGTCAACGTCGCAGGCTGAGATGGCCGCTAAGATTCGGGAGGCTATAGGCTGATGGGTACTGATATTTGGACTGGGCGCCCGTACGGGGAGCGTGCCCGAAAGTTCGGAGATCCGGTGAACCCGGCTGGGACCGTTTATACGAACCCCGAGGGGACTTCAAAACTGGTCAAGCCTGCTTCGATTGACTACGGGCAGATACCGTTTGGGGGGGGATTCAACCCCGGTATGCAGGGTTCGTCTTCGGTTGCGGCAGCGATTGCGGCTGAACAGGCCTCTGGGATGACTCAACGGGAGTCGGATGCTGAGTCGTTTCAGCGGGCGATCAGGGATGCGATTGCGGTTGATCCGGCCTCACGGGGTGGGGCGAACAGGGTGGCTCCACCGGCACCTATGGGGCCAGCACCTAACATGCCGGGTTCGGTTGGTCCGTTGGGGGGGATGGGTCATCCGTTGGGAAGCGGCTCCCAGAAAACGCCGCCACCACCTTCGGCTTGGGAACTTGCACGTCAGTCGGAAGAGGCGACGGCGGGCCGCAACGAGCAGATTCAGACATTGCAGGATCTGATAGGTGATGTAACCCAGAATACGCTTTGGAGTCCAACCCCCGGGTACACGCCTCCTGCGCCTGCCGGATCAGATTTTGTGCCGAGTGGCACGGGTGGTTCCGGGTTTATGGATCCGTTTGCTGAACTGGAAGCCATGGACGCGTTCGTGCCGAGCGGTACGGGCGGTATGGGTCTGTCTCCAGATTTATCAGCCTTTTTGGCATCGCTGGGTGGCGACCCGGCAGGTCTTGGCGGGGATCTTGGCGGGGATCTTGGCGGGGATCTTGGCGGGGATCTTGGCGGGGATCTTGGCGGGGAAACGGCAAAGACCCCGGCAGAGTTGTGTGTTCTCAATGGCGGTACGTGGAATGGCGTGTCCTGTGACATGGGTAACGGCGGGCCGGTAACGGCTGATCCCGCCCAGCAATGTGCCGCTGCTGGCGGTACGTGGAATGGCGTGTCCTGTGACATGGGCGGCGGTGGCGGTGGCGATGACGGCGGCGGCGGTGGCGGCGGTGGCGGTGGTGGCGGTGGTTCCTCTATTGATGACACAGCAGCAGAGGCCATAGACAACGTGCAAGTCACGTTGGGTAAGCAGAACAAGGCGATCCAGAATGCGTTGCAGTCCGGGCTGATTGATATTTCAACCGCTGCCGAAATGTGGGACACACAACGGAAGCAGATTTACAAGGACTTTGTGGATCAGTATGGTGGGGCAGGCGACCAGTACGCCTCAGAGGACGAGCGTATTGCTGGTCAGCGGTCGGCGGAACGCTCAAAGATTCTGGCTGACTTGGATATGCGGGGTGTAGACGCCTCCATGGTTGGAGAGGAACTCTCCATCTTGGATGCGCTGGTTGGTTCGCAGACTAATGCGAACGTGGATTACATGAGCGAACAGGGCGATATTGCTGCTATGGCGGACAAGGATCGTCAGTGGTTGGGTGAGGGGATCTTCGGCGGGTACGAGCAGGATCTTAGAAGCCAGATGCGTAATCTGGGATTGGGTTTGGAAATCGACTCCGCTACAGCCGAGGGTGAGCGGTTGGATCAGGCTTTGTCGTCTAATGCGTTGTCCGAGTTTTTGGGTGTTCCGGCCAGCACGTTGATGGGTGGCATGGTTGGTGGTGTGGATATTCCGGGGATGTCTTATGGTACGAGTGAGCGTGAGGCTGGTCAGGATTGGGCATCTACCGAAGCCAATCTGGGGCGTTTGTTTGCAACGGATGAGCGTCTGGCTGGTGAGTCGTTTACCGGTGGTCAGAACGATTTGACCCGTGACATTCAAGCGGATGCGGTTGCGGAGTCGCAGCGCCAGTTCAATCAGGGTGTCCGCAGCGATGCTGCGGGCAACATTCGGGATGTGCGGGAACGTGCTGAGGATGTTGCGTACCGTGATGCGTTGTTGGGGGTTGATGAAACGTCGGCAACGCAGACGCAGGATAACCTTGACCGTGCCTACGAGGCTGCCATGATGGGTGTAGACACTAGGGAGTTTATTCCGGGTGCCGGTAAGGCCGGAGCGGGTTCAGCGATGATGCAGAACCCGGAGTACGGGATGTCTGCGACGGAGCAGGCGGACTACGCAATGGATCTGATTGCGGCGCAGCAGGCGGCGCAGGGGTCGCCGCCGGATCCGGTGGAGCGTGGTGAAGACTGGTTGTTCCGTGAGATGTTGTACAACGTGGCCGGTGACGCTGAACTGGCTGGGAAGTTGGCCATGTCTGTCAAGGACAGGATTGGTGCCAACGAGAACGTGATAGGCGGAGGGTTGACTGAGAACAACATGTTGTGGGCTTTGGCTACGTTGGGCGAGCAGGCAGAAAACGACGAGGAAGCAGCGGCTTTCCGCGCCGTGTACGACCAGTTGCTTCAGACAATATACGCCGAGGACTACGGCCTAGTAAACTCTGCTTCGGAGTAGTAGCACATCATGGCTTTGCCTCTTGATGACATTCTGAAAGCCATCGCCAAGGGCGGTGGTCCCGGTGCGCAGATAGCGAAGACGGCTATCGCACCGACGGTGCGTGCCGCCCCGAGGGTCGCTCCGGCGTCTATGGGGCCGTCGTGGGGCAAGTTGGCCGATAAGGGACTGCTGGCTGGCTATACGCCGCCGCAGACATCCCAGCATGAGCGCCGTGAGGGTCCCGGTGGCTTGTTTGGTGCAGCGTTGACGGGTTTGGATTTGGGCCGTGGCATTATGACCAGCACCATCAAGGAAAGCATTGATTTCTTGCAGGGTGAGGGGATCAATCCGGGTGAGTGGTGGAATCAGGCAACAACCCAGTACGGGTTTGGTGAGTTGATTCACGACGAACGTAACTGGGTTGGTGGAATGATGATTGCTACCAGTCCGTATACGGGCGGGTTGGGGTTGGCTTTGGGTGCCGGGGTGTTGGCGGACAACATTTGGGCTGACCGTGTGATCGGGTTTATTGGTGATGTGGCTGTAGATCCTTTGATGTATATGGGTGGTTTCGGTGCGTTTGCCCGTGGCGCCGGGTACATGGGCGCTATCGGGCAACTGGGTGATGTTGCCCGGGTTGCGAAGGCTGCCGGGAAGATGACTACAGCCAAGAAAGCCGCCATCGACGCGGCGACTGCGGTTGCCGGGTCGAAGAAGTCTTTGAGTGCTGCTTCACGGGAGTTGGCTAAGCACGGGGACGTGGGCAAGGCGCTTATCAAGGAACTGGGTTGGTCACCGGGGCTGCGGTTGCGCCTCCCACTCAGCGGGCCGGGTGGGCGCATGATGCGCAAGGTTGGTGGTGCCGGTGACCGTGTGTGGGATGTGGGTAGTCGTCTGCGTGGTAAGCCGAGTTGGATTACGGCAAACCGGGTGAAGCAGATCCCCAAGTATTACGACGACATGTTTGATAAGCGTACGTTGACGGAGATGGTTGAGGCTTTCGGCAAGGGGCGTAAGGCTACCGCTGAGGCGTTGAAGAAGTTTGAGCGCGAGTTCGCCAAGAAGGTTGGTCCGGCGGGGTCGCTTGACAAGATTGCGACGTTGGAGCGTGTGGCGGGGCAGGCTGCCAAGGCACCTTTGGAGATAATGTTGCCGAGTTTGACTGCCAACTTGGGTCCCAAGTTGGGGGCTATAGGTTTGGGTGGTCGGTTTATCAGTCAGGTTGCTGATGCGCCGATTCGCGGCACACATCTCGCTACAACTCAGAAGGCACGGGACAAGGTTGCGTTGCTGTTTGATCCGCAGGGTGTGGACCTGCGAAAGATGTTTGATTCTGGTGATGCCGGTCAGGTTGCTTCGGCGGCGGGGATTCGGAACGCTCAACGATTTGCTGCCGGTAGGGCGAAGTTTGCTGAGCGTGACATCAACGCTGCTACGCAGAAGGCTCTCGCTGGGATCAAGCGTAAGGGTATTTCTGACTCGTCTGCGAGGCGTTTGGAGGCTGCTCTCAGAGGCAAGGATGGGGATACGGGGCGCACGTTTGCTGTGCGTGGCGAACTGAAAGGGCAGTCCAACTATGGGACGGTGACGGATATTGACTCGTCTACCAACTGGTTTAGGAATCTTCCCGACGATCTACAGGAGATGTACCGGACGGATCGTGAAAAGTTTATGTCGATAGCCCGTTCTATTGACCAGCGGTTGGACACGGTGGAGAAGCATGTGTTCACAGCGTACGGGGACGACTTTGGTGAGGACGTGTTTCGTAAGGAGGGTTCCGTTTATTCGGGGCACCGGCAGGTAAGCCGGGATTTCCAGCAGGCGATTACGGGGGAGGAGCCTCCGAAGTTGCAGGGGAAGCGTGGCTATCCGGTTCGTGGGCGCGCTGTGCCGGGTTCTGTGAAGGAGCGTGAGTATTTTACGGGTGGCCCGTTGAAGATTGAGGAACCGAAGTTGTTGCCGCCTGTTGCCGAGGGGCGTCTGGGGGTGGTTCAGGGTATTGACACGACAACAAAGAAGCCGATGGTGACCGGGGATGGCAAGCCGATCATGGTGTTGGCTGACGAGGCAGGCAACCCGTTCAAGTTTGTGAACCCGGACAAGGCGGGGATGTCGTTTGATGCGCAGGTGAACCGTGTCACCCAGCAGACGTTCGGTAAGAACTTGTACGATGACCGGTTCAGTATGTTGACGCACATGCAGATGCGCAATATCGAAACAGACATCAAGTTGTATTCCTTGATGCGTAAGATTGAGGAGGATGGTATAGCGGCGGTGGCGGGACCGGACGAGTTGCGTCTGTTTCGTGCGCTTATCAAGGATTTGGAGAAGTGGGATGAACTTGGGCAGCAGGCGGCAGATGCCAAAGTGGCACGGCTCAAGATACAGGATCAGGTTGACAACAGGCGGGCTAACGAGACAACGGCTGGCAACCACGCTGCAAGGAACGAGGCAGATGCCGCACGTTTGTCTGCGAAGGGTGTAGAAGCGGCTGAGGCAGCCGTGGACATCGACATTCAGTTGAATGATGCGATGCTGGTGTTGGCGAGGATGCAGGACGATCTGGGTTTGCTGGGGTCTACGTCGGCGGAGGTCAATGAACTGGCGGAACAGACCCGCAAGTTGGTCGCTGAGGGGGAGAAGATCAGTCGGCAGAAGACGGTTCGTGGCAAGATGTTGTCTCAGCGTGACAGTATTATTGAGGAGGCTGTCGGGCATCAGCAGCAGTTGGACGATCTGCAAAAGTTGTTGGATGATTTGGACAGGTTGCGTCCTGAGGCGGAGCGTGTCATTCGGGACGATATTGCTTCGTTGGCTCGTAGGGAGGCTACGGTTGAGAATGCCCGTGCGGGTGGCGTGTTCTATCACGGGCGGTCGGGCACCAGAGATCAGCCTATTCGTCGTGGGGCGCACGCTGAACGGATGAAGCCAAGATTGGGTTTGCATGTTGGTTCCAAGGCTTCTGCGGAGCAACGTATCGGTGTCCCGTTTGGACCCGGGAAGCAGGAGGGGCAACTGCCTATATTTTCTATTGAGGTGACACCGCGCAACCCGTACATACCCGAAGGGTCATTCGGGTACCCGACACTCCTAAGCGAAAGCCAAGGCGCAAACACTGGAATGTCCATGTACGAACTCCAAGCGATTCTC